GCCGTAGCGTTGTCTGTATGGCCTGCAACGCCTAACTTCTCAGCTACCGAAAGCGCATCAATACTATCACCAAATGCAATGCCCGCCGATTGTGCATCGAATGTTGATTTTTGCAGTTGTGAAAGCGAAGATGTGCTCGAAGATGCGAATTTAAGAAGGTCGTTGCTTAGCCCTGCCATCTGCTGACCTGTTGCATCGCTAAGTGTACCGATTGACTTCATTCCAACTTGGAAATCGCCTGCAAGTTTAATGGCAAGGCCACCAAGAGCCGCCGCAGCCGTAGCCGCAGCCGCTTCTACCTTCAATATGGAAGTGGTAGCACCCGCAATAGGCGAAGCAATGCCACTGATTGACGCACCGATTGATTTTGTCTTGCTGCTAACATTATCAACAGCTCTAAAGTCAACTTCAACCGTTTTCTTTGCATCAGCCATTCTTTTGCTCCTTTTCCTGCTGCTCGTAATACATACTCCACAAAGTCAATTCAGTATCAGTCAAATAGCCTTCGGGGAATAAGTCAGGGCGAAGTTCGAATAAACACTTGTGCTTAACATCAGCAAGCGCAAGACAGCTTCTTACTTCGTTTCGCGCCCACAACCTTTGGGCTTTCCCAAGATTGCACCTGCCCCTGTCAATTCAGTGATTGCGTTGGTGATCTGAAAGAACTCAATCGGGTGGTTATCATTCAATTTTACAGCAACCTCAAGCGTGGCTTTGGGTGATACAGAGCCAAATTCAAGCATAGTCATGCGCTTGATAATATCAGCAGGAACATCATCACTCATACCCATTGTTGTTTTTAGATGTTCAATTACTTCTTTAGCGTTACCACTTGCCAGCGCATCAATTGCACCTGCAAGTTGTTTTCTGTTTTCAGTAGCTTCACTGCATTTGGCTAACTCATTACCAGTTAATCCACGCACAACCCACTCGGCTGTCTCACCTTTACCAAAATAAGCAGATAAGTCAGGAACAGATACAGCCTGCTCGCGCGGGCTGTACTCCTGTTCCATAAACTTACTGCAGTCGAAACCGCTCATATTAAGCGGCTACCTCTGTAGCTTCTGCATCAGCAGAAATAGTGCAGGCAGCTTGAATGGAAGAACCAGCAGGGAATGTGCGGTTAATACCTAGCTTACCTTGCGTCAAAAGGTTGTTGGCTTTGAAACGGTCAGGGAAGAACTTAAACCACAAAACCTCATTTTTTAACGCAACCAATGGATCGGAAACGCCATCACTTAAATATGCAGTAAAACTACCTTGATTTAAGGTTGAAGATGTCGAACCAACTGTAGTGCCATATACTTGTGTCGAAGTTAAGCTGTGGCTGTTTTCGGGGGGTACGAAATCAACAGCAAGCGGGACTTCACTAAAGATTGGTGCAGCGAATGATGCAGACACACCTTTTGTCACTACACCAACATGAATTAAAGGAAGAACCGTCAAAAACTTGACTTGCCCCGAACCTGGCAATACATCAAACAATGGGAAGTCGTAACGCTCAACATGCACACCAACTGTTGCAAAGATTTCACTTGAAGCCAACTGTGCTGCAACATCAGAAGTCGTGCGTACTTGTGCAATCTCAATGCTTCCAACTGGGATAAGCGGAGCACCGCCTGCAACGCCGCGAGCTTCAACAATCGCAGTGCCATTCGTACCTGCAACGACTGCAATAGCGCCTGCAGATGTCACCGTGATGCTGTTCACTTTAGCAGGGTTAGCGGCAGAGCCGCGTGTGATTAGCGTATCGACTGCTGAACCAACAGTAGTAACAGTTCCTGCAAGATTGCAGGTAAGAGCAGCTACATCAACCGCATCATTTGCAGCTGAAATGGCAGCAGTTACCTTTCCACCTGTTGCTAATCCGTCGGGGCGAACAACTGGCTCGAAGCCTGTTTTTTTCGAGAACAAACTTGCACCCGAATTGAATGTTTGATGGTCGCCACCGTCTGTAATCGCGCCCATCGCTGTGACGGTTTGCCCGCCTTCATAGTCTAACCGAGCGCGCTCGGCTGTATTTACTTGTGCCATTTTCTACTCTCCTATAGTAGTTCAGTTTTGCCGAGTGCCGTCCTGTATCGGATCGTCAACTCTATTATTGCACCGCAGTACGGTGCTTGACCTTCGCCAATAATTGATTGCATTGAATCAATCTGAAGGTGCTGTACTAAACCACCCAAGCTGGGTGATTCAATTCCTTGCGTTGTCCTAAAAATAGCTGCAACAACTGATTCGTATAGTTCAACAGAAACATCTAAAAATGGTCTATCTCTTGTCCTATCGTACGCTTCAATGATAATGCTTAGGGCGTGTAATTCACTCCCCATATCCCGCGCTTCTATCGCGTCATCAGTCGCCCAATAATTAAGAGCAGGTAAGTCGCCATCACGAAATGGCGTAAGCTTGGCGCGGCTAACAGCTCTTATATTTACAGCATCGCCATTTGTTTTGCTTATCGTCTGCAAGCGGCTATCAACTTCGCTTAAAATATCTTGGATTGCACTCATTGGATTGCGTCCTGCATCAATGCCCCTAGTCTTCTAATCAATGGGGTTATTTCACTATCTCGCGCGGCGTGTAGCCCTAGCGCTGGCTTAATAGTCACCTGCTTAGTCAAAACAAACATCGGCTTTCCTGCACTGCTCATAACTAACCAGCGGCCTTTCCTGCTCTTAATCATAAAGCCGCCTTCATTAAAGACAGCCTTTGCATTCTTCCGCATAACGCCTGCTGGGGTTAAATTCTCGCCGATAGGAATGTTTAGATAAGGGCCATTTGGAACGCCCTTATATGCGCGCTTCGCTTTGATAGTGCCGCCAAATTCTTGAAGGTTTGCATAAACAACCTTGCTGCTTCCCGCTGTAACACTCCCTGATAGCGTTGAAAGCGTGCTGCCTTTGACCCGTGTCTTTAGCGACTTCCGCAATAAGCCTGTGCGTGATTTGATTGTTTTTCCGAAGTTATTTGCAACATCAGAGTGAACCTTCAACACAGCTTCACTAAATGACGCCTTTGCAGCTTCAAAAGACTTAGCAGGAAGAGCATCTAGGTAAGCCTTGAACCTCCTATCATCGATTGAAATAGCGCCCATCAGATAAGCCCTGTCAATGGGTGTTTAAATTCATTCAATAAATCAGTCACCGATTTTAGCAACGCATCTTCGGGATAGGAAGTTCGACCACCTTCAGAAGATACGGAAGTTGCGCCGATATTATCCTTACGCTCATATTCATAGGCGATCTGTAGCAATGCTGCCTTCTTCAAAGCCGATGCAAGGCGGTATTCTTTAGCCGAAGGTGCTGGCATGTCCATAATGCCATCGGTGGCTGTTAAACCGCCATTATATGTAATGGTGGCGATGCCTGAGCCGTAATTTAAGAAGGTTCTTATGCCATAGTTTGTCACCATGTAGTCGCTGGGCTGCAATGTTAAAGTCATTGCGCCAGTACCATAGTTTGAAGTACTAAAATCACGCCCCGACAGACTGCTACCTTTTTCTGAGAATAACGATAAGGTAATCGCCGAAACAGAGCTGACAGGTAAAGCGCTCAATGGGATCATCTTACCTGTAAGTTGAACATCAACCGTCCGCGTTACATTCTCTAAATCAAGGCCAACATAAGCAGCCAGCGAAACCTCAATAGAATCTTCGAGCAATACAAGTGCTGGGTAGTTGCTGCTATCTCTTGTTAAACCAAGAAATGCAGTTAAGTCATCAGGGCTTGCGAGTTTCACGGTTCTTTGCGCCTACTGGCTTTTCACTTGGCTTTTTAGCTTTATTGCCAGCCTTTTTTAAGCGTCCACTATTGTAAAGAATAGAAGCCAAACGATCGCTAACATCTAGCGTATCGCCTTTTTTATGCTGTGTGATTGTCTGCCCATCAAGAGCAAGTGAACAATCTTCTAAAAGGGTTACTGTTTGCATATATTCTCCTTTGTCGATAGCCACGCATAAGCATGGTTATTGAAAAAGGAGCGAGCCGAAGCCCGCCCCAATTCATCAGCCTACTGTATAAAGCTTGATTGCTTCGGGTAGCACAACGCCACCGCCAACACGCTTTTTAACAATAAATGCTGTTTGGTCTGCATCTGCATAACGCTCATCTAAACGCTTAACAGCAACACCCGAACGATCATAGATGCGATAGCCCGCAACAAAGTCACCAAAAGCAATTGCTTCTGCGCCTGTAGCTACATTCGCCATGCCTTCGTCAATCGCCACTGGGCGGCCTAGCAAGGTTGCAGCAACGCCAGCTTGAACGCTTGGTTGCCATAGGTACTGACCGTTAGCATCTTTCAAGGTGCGAACAGCAGCTTCGGTTAGGCTATTCATCAAGAATGTGCCATTGCGACGGTATGCAGCCTTAACAGCAGCCATCATGCTGATTAAATCATCAAGATTTACAGCACCAACAGTAGTGCCAACCTGCGCAGCAGCGATAAGCGAAGCATTAACAGCAACACCCGATGGTTGTTCAGATACAGCGCCCAAACCAGTAGCGAATGCAACATCTTCTGCATCAGCAATCGCACGCGAAGCAGCTTGAGTTAATTCAGAGCCAAGATCAGCTTCTGTATCTTCCAAGATGTTGTTGTGAACCAAGATCAATGTTTTCAAATCTTCGATTACGATATTGGCTTGATCCACGCCAGTTACTGCGGCTGGTGTTACTGCGCCTTTGCCCCAAGCAACAGTTGGCTGAGTTAAACCACCCAAGCGAACGGCATCGCGTCCAGTTGTGCGCACTTGTGCGATTGGACGAAAGCCTGCAAGGTTGTAAGCATTCATCAAAATGTCGCTTTCCATATCTTCGGGGATTAAGAACCCGCCATCTACTGCAACAGCAGACAAAGCACGCTGCTCATCAACTGACATGCGGCCTTGTTCGCCTGAACCGTAACGCATAAATTTCTCGAAAGATGATTTACGCATTTCCATTTCTGGGCTAATTTCAGCACCTGCATCATTGCCTGGTCGTTGTGCGCGCGCTTCCATTTCATCAATGCGCTTACGCATTTCAGTCATGTCAGTGTTGATCGCATCAACTTTAGCTTGTGATTCAGCCGTAGCTTCACCATTTTTGCGAATTTCTACTTCTACACTTTCGTTTGCCGCTTTTAACTGCTCAAACGAACCTGCAACAGCTTCGCGAAGTTCTTTGATTTGTTC